TGAGCCAGTATGAGTTGCCATGTTGTTCTCCTTGTTTGTTTATATTAAGGTGTGCCAGAAGTGTATTGATACATAACTCGCACCACCATTCTGATACCACCTATTGGGAATAAAACTCCTTCATCAGTAGATACTTCTACTACCTGAGTTTGTTTTGCATACCCACCACGTGTTCTATCAGAATTTAGTCTTGTTTCAATCGTTGTAATTAATTCGTTTCTTTTTGTGTCAATATTTGTTGGAGTTCCTTTAACATAACCAACGATTACATAATCTGCTGTTGCTTGTCTTGTAATTGTACTTGATGTCATTGTTTCATCTGATCTAACTTCATTTCCTGATTGCACGAAACAAGCTGGATATTGTTGTTCAGATAACTCATCAACATTAAAAGGTTCTCTAGTAACTTTTTTTAAAGTTATAGGAGATGTTCCAGTTGAAATTGTTGTAACTATATTAGATGCTATATCTTCTCGTTTGCTCATTTAATTGTACTTAGTTTATTATATTCTTTCATAAATACATTCATTACTGGTTGTATTTCTCTTGCACCAATAGCAAAGAATTTTCTTTTCTTCTGATTACCTAGTGCTTTAGTATTTTGGAATTTATTAGCAAAGTAAATAATTGCATAACTTGGATTTGATCTTTGTGTAATGTTAGATAACATTTGACCTGAGAAGTTTAGATCAGGATATTGTGTTTGTCGTCCAGCATTTTGTCTAAATGTTTTATAAGCTTCTGTGTATGGTGGGAATGAAGTTCCATCTGCACTCATACCTTTTTGAGTTCTTTGTTTGATAATACCCATTAAGAACTCAGCAGTTCTTCCTAATGCAGTCTTAACTATTTGTGGTTGTTCTCTTACTTGTTTTTCAAAGTTCTTAGCAACTTGTAATGAATTATCCTCAACAGTAATCTTCATCTAATTAGTTTAAGTCTATGATAAGGTGCTTTTTCTGCATCAGCAATCGTATTAGAATCATCAGCATCATATTCTACACCATCTCTTAAAATAGATTCCATCTCATCAGCATACATTTGTTGATAGTGTTTCATCATAACTTGGAATCTGTCAGGGTTATCGTTTGAATTGAATTTAGTTAATTGTGGACAGCAATAAAAACCTATTACTCTAAATACACTTGCTCTTTTAAATTGTGCATCAGTTAATAATGTTGCGTCCATTTCAGTTGTGTTTAGGATTGCTATATCTCTATAAGTTTCTTTTGAGTAAACTGGAAACCATCTTATTCTTAAATCTCGTTCTATATCTGCTCGTGCTTGTGCGTGGTAATCATTTGGAGAAGTAAAGTTAGCTATTCCAAAAGTTAAAATATCTGGTTGGTAAAATGTTAAATCTGTATCAGTAGAAAAATTTGCCATAGTAATATTTAGTTGGTGGGGCTTTTACACCCCACCGAAGTTTAATTAAAGAGCAGTATCAGTTTTTACAGTTACTCCATAAGTGTCTTTTAATACACCTACTCCATAAGTAATGCTAGATACGATCTCAGTTGCTCTTAGAGAAGCATCTCTTTGAGTCTCAACTTTGAAATCTTCTTTTAATGCTAAACCTAATGATTGTGGGTGAAATACTCCACCGAATGAATCATCATAAGCATCAATTGAAATGTTTGCGTTTTCAAAAATATCAATACCAGCAATTCTACCGATATATCCATTTCTTAAAGCTTCATTTCCAATATCAGAAATAGCCGCACCAACACCATTTGTGTAAGCTGGGTTAGTTAAAGTTTTCTTTAAATTGAAAGTAGCTTTAGGGTGAAACACAGCATAGTAAGGTGCAGGTACATTTGCACTTCTTAAAATAGCTTGTGCTTTGAAAAGCAAGTCAGCTGTTAATTCTGTTCCAGCACCACCTTGATCGTTTGCAGATGCAAAGTCATCAAGTAGTCCTGCTAAATCAGTATCAACTTTTTTAGCGATTGCTTCACCGAATAATTTACCAATGTCAGCACCAACATTACGACTAGCTGAATCTCTAGCTAAGTCAGTTAAAGTTGTCATAACACCAATTTCAGAAGCTGTGATAGTTGCTGAAGTTGGGTTTACTGCTGTGTTTGATAAATCAGATGCTTCGTTTACTGCTGAAGCACTAATTGTTGGGTACACAGGAACTTCAATAGTTTTACCTGAACCACTTATTGGGTAAGTAGTTACAAGTGGTCTCATAACTGAAGTTTCTTGGAATGTGAATATAGCTTCTTGAGTTATATTCGTAAAGAGTTCCGATAGTGTTGAACTCGTTGTTTCGTTTGCCATAGTTTTTTATAGTTTGTTGTTGTTGTTAGTTATTTTCATTTTAAATATACCTTGTTCTCGTTGTTTCCTCATGTCAGCATAAATTTTTCTGTCATTAGGATTACTTAAATCAAGATCACCAATATTTACTTGCTTTGGAGTAGCACCACCAACTTGACTTCTGCTTCCTGCACCACTTGGTGTAGAGGAAACATGATGTGGGTTGTTTTTTAAATATTCGGCTACCAATTCATTAACTGACATTGGTTCACCTTTATCTGAATATCTAGGAGTTCCATCTTCGTTGATAACTTCAACAGAACCTTGTTCGTTAAGTCTAACATTTGATCTTAGTAGTTGTTTAACTTCTGCTGGTTTAACAGCTTTCATTCCACTAGCTACATTGACTAAAGTTTCGTCTATACGAATCCTTTTTAATTCAGTCTCCAACGATTGAATTTTTGAATCCTTTTTTGATACTGTTTCCTTCAGAACTTTATCAAACTCGCCACGTTGTTTAGCGATTTCAAGTTCCTTTTCTTTTTTTTCTTGAAGTAACTTTTTAGCTTCTTCAATATCTATTCCATCAAGTTTATTAGATACAGATTTTTTATATCTGTCTAATCTTCTTTGAACTATTTGCTCTAACTGATCGGCAGTAAAGAGTTTGTTCTCGGTTTCTTGATTGTTAGAAACTTCTACTCCAGCTTTTTCCTGAGATGCTGTATTCTCAACCGACTCTTGTTTTACTTGGTCGTTCATTGTTTGTTCTCCTTCTATATGTTTATTATTGTCAATTATCAAGGAAATTGTAAAAATGCAACAGTATGTTGCTAAAATGTTCTAATCTATTGTGTATTCAAAAGTACCATCATCTTTAACAGTACCCCAGTCAGGATTTACTGGTTGCCAATGATGCCTACAATTATATCCACCTCTATCTAAGAATGGGTCGCTACCAGATTTACCTTGCCAATCTTGTTGCCATAGTTCTCTAGCTTCTTCTTCAGTAAATATTTTGTTTACGTGTTCAACGCAGAAATCTCTACTATCTCTAATGATAGTTCCATAATAAATATAACTAGTTAATCCTACTTCATCTGCTCTAAACTTTGCAAACTGTCCATCAAAACCCATTAAAGCATCTTGAACTATTTGACCTGAATATACTGCTAAGTTTGCACCAGTAACAGTAGAACCATAAGTTTGTTTAAGTTCATCTACTGCTGTTTTAAAATCTTCTGTATTTGTCTTACCAGCGATTCTTTGTTTCTGTACGAAGTCCACAAGTTCTTGTCTTTTTCTGTCATCAGATTGTTGGTAGATTCCATTAATCTTATCTCTAACTGTTTGTACTACTTCCTGAAATGGTTTGCCTACTAATGTAGATTGATAAATTTCTTGTGCTAATGTGTTAGTAAATTCAGTTGCTAGATTTTGAAATTGTGTAAATGCAATCTTCTTTAGCTGTTGGATAGTTACTAAATCAGCTTCAGTAATTTGTTTAAACTCATTTGGTATTGGAAGCTTTCCATAAGTTGCTACAATAGTTCCTGCAATCTTATCATAATCATTTATGAATGTTTGTACTCTTGTTAAATAAAGTTCTTCTATTGCTTGTTGTAGTTTTGGTCTTATCTCAATGGCAAGTCTTGTATTAAATAATGCACCATCTTGAATAGGAAGTTCTGATATTGTTGCTACAACTCTTTGCTCTAAGGTTCTTAAAGTATCGTTTAATAATCTTTGATGTTGTGCTTCTAAATTATTTACTGCTTTTTCTCTTATGCTTTGAAGTTGCTGTAATAAATCTTGTGCCACATTAAATTGTAGGTAATGTTATTGGTTGTGGTTGAAACTCTCCAAGTGCCTGAGTATTGGTATCAATCTCTTGATCTATTACTGCAAGTGTTTCATCATTATCAATTACAGTTCTAGCTATTTGTTTATCTAGTTCTTTAGTGAATGTAGTTGATTTAATGTTAGAAGCTTTTGCTTGTTGTAATAATTCTAAATCAGTTGCCCAGTCTCTAATGTCAAATGTAGTTGGGTACATAATCTCTCCATCAAATACTGTCTCTTGCCATAATGCAAATAGTCTCCAAATTTGTTCTTCAGCTAATTCCATCAGTTTAGATTTTTGTGCAAGTCTAGCATTTAATAATTGGAACTCAGTTCTTAATGCGATACCAGATTGTATTCTCTCTCCAGTTGCTCTAATAGAACCAACATGAGATAATCTATTGATTGCTTCTACTTTGTGCATGATTGATTTAATTACTCCATCTAAATTACTTCCACTTGGTTGTAAGATATAAGGTTTTAAATTAGCATCAATGTTATCAGGAATTTCTATAATAGAACCTGCACCACCAACAGCTTCAGTATCTCTAGTTTTAACTAAGCTTGGGTGATTTGATATTCTAATAATTTGTTCAATCTCAGATAGTTCATTGTAAATAGATTTTTGTAAATCAGCTATGTCAGTTAAATCAGAAACTCCTAAACCTCTCATAGGTGATCTTTGATTGTATAAAATAACAGCAGGAATTTTGCCAATAGGATTAGGAACTGACTCTATTAGTTTTGGTTCGTCTCTATTTGCAGTTGGTAAGAATACTGTATCAATTCTATCTTCATACCAAATCTTATAAACTTCTTTGTCATCTTCTATTGATTCTCTAATCTTTAAATATTCTAAGTAGTAATATCCTTGTGGTGATCTTGTGTACTTCCAGTCTAATACGTTCTCAGGTGTGTAGATGTTTAGGTATGGTCTAATTCCTTGTTCTAATTCTTCTCCACGTGTCATTACATTTGTAGATGGTTTGTCCACGATAATCCAACAATGTCCATAAACAGAAGCATAGTTTTGTACTTCTCTCATTAGAGCATCAAATGTTCTACCTTCATAATCGCAATCATCTAAGAATTGATCTACTGATGGGTCGTCTTGTAATGTTCCAAGTTCTCTAGTTGGTGGAACTCTAAATAGGAATGATGAATAAATATCAATTACGTTTCTAGCATGATTGTCTAATGGTGTGTAAGCAAGTCTTTTAAAATATTCTGATTCTAATTCTAATTGGTATTCTTGTAGGAACTTTCCATCTTGGTATTCTTTGCCACCTAAATATGATCTGATGTAATATTCCCATCTTGGCATCATACCTTTGTATTGTGTGTGTTGCTGTTCTATATCTTTTCTTGTGTATGCCATTATGAAAATCTTTTAGGTTCTGATTTTGGTAAGTTTGAAGTAATTGGAAATATGTATTCTATTGCGTAACCTAATGCGTCAGTCATGTGATCGTAGCCATTGTTCTTTTCAGGTTGATTTGTACCTTCTTTGTAAACTTGTTTCATTAAGCTATTAATTAGTGTTTTGCAAGAAGGATTAATAAAAATACTTCTCTTACCATCAAATGCTTTTAGTTTACTGTTCACAGCATTAACTCTATCTCTAACTAAAGCATGAGTAGATTTAGCTTTAACATTTAAACCAGCATTTTGCAAGATAGTAAGATCAGTTCTACCACCAGCAGAAGTTTTACGTTGTCTTGATGCTGGGTCAGGATAAACAATCATTTTATTTTTGTTATACCTAGATAATAATTCATCAATAAATTCGTCAGTATTAGAACTATAAATAACTATCTCATCAAATACATAAGCGATACCATTCTTAACATGGAATAGACAAGCTGACATTGGGTCTATGTTAAAGTCCAAGCCAATATGAATAATAGCATCTTTATCGTACTTACATTCTTGGACATTCTGTTCTCTATCAAAGTTGTAATAAACAACTCCTGAGTATGTTTCAAATGAAGCTAAATATTCTTGTCTAAATGTTCTCTCGTCTAAATCTCGTTTAGCTTGTTCTATTTCTTCTGCATCAACTTGACCACCATCTAATGTTGTGTACTTAAATGATTTCCACTCAGGGTCATCTCCTAATCCCTTCTGGTATATCTCATAAGACCAGTTACCAAATCCTCTAGGTGTTCCTATAAATAATACATTACCAGTAACGTGCTTATCTGAGATTGTTGGTCGCAAGACTTCTGTCCAAGCTTCTACTGGTATATCTGCATACTCATCAAGCAATAGGAAATCTAATCCAACTCCTCGTAAATTATCAGGAGATTTATCTGCACCTTTTAAACTAATCTGTGAACCATTCCTAAGCACTA